GGCGTAGGCAGCCTTCTTTTCAGCCTTGAGTTCTTCGAGGGTCTTGTCAGGCATCGGAGTTCTCCTGAGCTTTGAGGGCTTTGAGGTAGGCGGCGCGGGCGGCGTAGTGGGCGTCGCGGGCGGCTTCCTCGGCGGCGCGGGCGGCTTCGTGGGCGTCGTAGGCGTCGAAGTGAGCGGCTTCGGCAGCGTCCAGCTCGGCCTTGAGTTCTTCGAGGGTCTTGTCAGTCATTGGAGTTCCTCAGAAAGAGACGGGCGGTCATGGCGTGGAAGCAGGTCCAGCAGAGGCCGGACGGGAAGTGGGCTTTGGGGTTCTCGCAACCCTTGGTCTTGCAGCCCCTCATCGAAGCTCCCAGCGGACGATAAATGTACCATCGTCGCCCCGGTTGTCAAGAAGAAAGCCCGTAGAATAGGCTGCCGCCATCATGGCGGCCTTCTCCGTGGGGTAATGCGAGTCGATGTGGTTGTCCTCTTTGAACGAGTACAGCGGTGAGGGTGGAGATTCCATGCCACTATGGTAAGGGCCTGGTGGGGGCGTGAGCATATTTATCTTGGAATTGTGTCACGATATAAGGGTTTTCACCATAAAGTGTGGTATACTCTCGACTTATGGAAGATTTGAAGCAATGTTCTGTCTGCGGCGAGACCAAGGGCACGGACCAATTCCATCGAAACGCGGCCCGCGCAGACGGGCTGTCGTCTATTTGCACGCTGTGCCAGAAAAAGCGGGACGCCGAGCGTCGCAAGAAGTACCTGGCCCGTGATGATTCTGAGATCGAAATGCCGGAAGAGCAGAGGTGCGGGGAGTGTGGAGAGGTAAAGGCCGCGGAAGCTTTCTCCCGCAATAGGGGGAAAAAGAACGGACTCTCCAACAGTTGCCGCGAGTGCAAGACGCTCGCGGCTCGAGAGCGACGGTCACGAAATGCCTCCCGACCTGCCTTCCAGCCGGTTCCAGAGAAGAAATGCTCGAAGTGCCGTCTGGTCAAACCCGCGGGGCAGTACGCCCTGTGCAGGGGTGCGGCTTGCGGACTACAGGGTATGTGCCGAGACTGCTCCCGCATAGATGCGGCAGAGCGTCGTAGGCAAAAGGGATAGGATAGTCTTGACGTATCACCCTCATGCCCGTAACATATAGGCATGAGCGATCAAGAACACTCCTACCTCGACGAGGTTGACGAGCACGGCACCGTGACCGTCACCCTCCCCTCGCACGTTCCCCTTGATGTTATCGAGACCGCCATCGAGCGTATCATGAGAACAGACTTCGGGAAACGTGCCTCATACAAACAAGAGGGCAGCAGCATCGCAGTTACCTGCGAGCCGATGGCCTTCGTGGATAGCGCGGTTGACCACCTTCTGGAGGTCGTCCGCGCTATGCTTACGGGCAAGTTTAGGCCCCGTCCAGAAGAGGGACCTAAAGACCAGATGCCCTTCTGATGAAAGACAAGCAATGCAACGCTTGTGGTAAGATCCTGCCGCTCGCCCGGTTCTCCCCCGACCGGCGAGCGTCAGGGGGCGTTAGGGGCAAGTGCAAACGATGCACCTCAGAGGCGGCCAAGTGGGCCAGGACGCGGCGCCGCGAGGTGCCCTCCGAGCAGTCCTGCTCAAGCTGCGAACGCATCCTACCCGCCAGCCACTACACCCCGGACGGCGCATACGTCACGGGGCTGACGCCTTGGTGCAGGGATTGCCGGGAGCGTAAGTACTACGGACGCTACAGGGATTCCCGCCCCTCGCACAAAGATCGGCGAAAGTGAGCCCTTTTCATGTCCCGCGTCAGGAAATCCATCAACTTTCTATGGAAACGGTCATGATTATGGGCATCAACCCGTATCATAGGGGTATGGCTAAACAAACCGACACCCCTGTTTCCTTGGACGGATTCCTAGAGTCTGTCGAGAACGAACCCTCCAAACGCTGCATTTGCTGTAAGGACGAGGATCTGGTCTCCGACCTCAAGAAGTTTGCCGAGGGTAAAGGCGACGGCACCATCGCAATCTCGGTCCACAAGCTGTGGACCGATTACATCCGGCCCAAGTACGGGATCAAGGCGGTCAACTCCGTCTACCGCCACCTTCGGGTGTGCGAGGGGGCGGATCTATGATCGACGACCTCGATGACTTCCTGGCGGCACCGGAGACCGTCTCACAGAACGAAGCGGAGAAGCGGCGGATGCTGGAGCGCAAGGCCCAGCTTGCCGCAGAGGACGCACGCGAGCGGGCCACCAAGTCTACGGAGGTGCCCACGCTTGAGATGCTCTGCGCCGATATGCTGCGGGTGGCGTGCGACGAGGAGACTAACCCGTTCTGGCAGGATCGGATCTTGTCCGCCAAGCGGTATCGCCGCTTCGGTCACTACCCCTTCGAGTACGTCGAGAAGGAGTTCGGCACATTCGCCCACGCCAAGGAGGTGGCGGGTCTCGCGGACAAGGTCGGCACTCGTCAACAGAAGACGGCGCGTGCAAACCAGTCGAGGGCCGAGCACTCGCAGAGGTATCAGGAGGAGAACTTCCTCCCCTACGTCTACGATCCCTCGCAGCGCGAGTCTCAAGGCACCGAGCTTGCCCTGATCATCTCCGACACTCACACCGGCTTCCTTGAGCCGTTCGCGTGGTGGAGCTTCCTCCGGGCCTGTAAGGAGATGGACCCGGACATCATCATCTGCAACGGGGACATGATCGAGGGCAGCGCCATCTCGCGCCACCCGAAGGTGCCCGGCAAGGTGATGAAGCTCCAAGACGAGTTCAACTTCGCCCGCGAGATGTTCACGATGCTTCGGCGGATCTGCCCCGACGCCGAGATCATCTGGACAGCGGGCAACCACGGCCTCGACCGCCTCGCTGCGTACCTCACGCAGGTGGCTCCGGGCCTCGCCGGGCTGGACTCCCTGCGCTTCGACAAGCTGGCCGGGCTCGACGAGCTTGGCATCAAGCTGGCCCAAGGGGGATCGTTTGTGTCCCCCAAGGGGCAGGAGAAGGAGCGTCCGGGTTGCCTCGTCAAGCCGTACTACATCGCCACCCACGGCACCGCCCTGGGGCAGACGCCCTTCATGACCGAGCTTCGTGCGACGGGCATCAGCGGCACCTCAGGTCACGTTCACAGAGCCGGGTTGGCTTACGGCACTACGGAGGCGATGGGGACCACCAGTTGGATGTCCACTCCCTCCGCCGTTGTGCAGGAGTGTGCGCGTGGTTACATCAAGTCTCGCAGCATCGCGTGGCAAGCTGGCTGGGGTGTCGCCTACTTGGACGACGAGGCCCAGAGGGTCCACCAATATCCTGTGGTCGTCAATGATGGCTTCGCGGCGTGCGAGGGCCTCGTCTTCAGGGACCCCGGTGTCGTGTACCCCAACGTCATGGACAACTGGATCACCGACTGGCACAAGCAGTATGTGGATTTCGCATGAGCAATCCCATTCCGCAAGAGCTTCTCGACGCGGTGGTCTACGACCCGTCCTCGCCCACCGGCCTCTGGTGGCGCGAGGGCGGGCGTGGGCGACGTCCGGACCTCCAGTGTGGCTCGATTCAGCACCGGGCCGAGGGCCCGCGCTGCCAAGTCGGATTCAACAAGAGAATGTACTACAACTACCGCGTCATCTGGGCGCTACACCACGGCGACCCCGGCCCCCTGGTGGTGGACCATATCGACCGTGATCCCCTGAACAACCGCATCGAGAACCTACAGGCCATCACGCTGCACGAGAACAACAAGCGCATCGTCGGCAAGGGCTACTACAAGTATAAGGGGCGGTGGCGCTCCTACATCCGCGTCGATGGCACGAGGCAGTACCTCGGCTTCTTCGACACCGAGGAGGAGGCGAGAGCCGCCTACGTTGCCGCGAAGGAGGAGACCGTCAAGGGTCTGGAGGTGAATCTTGAGGGCTGACCTAGCTTCACTACAGGGGCTCTGCGACGGCGTGGACCTCGTCCACCGGCAGGTGTGGCTCCACGGCCCCATCGACGCCGCCAGTATCGGCAACGTAATGAAGGCCGCGTTGGTAATGGCGCAGACCAGCTACGAGCCCATCGAGCTTCTGTTAGTGTCTGAGGGCGGGGATGTGGAGGAGGCGTTCGGCCTGTCCGACCTTCTCCGGTCCCTGCCCGTGCAGGTCCACGCCACCGCCTATGGGAAGTGCATGAGCGCGGCTCCCATGCTGCTCGTCTCCGCCGACCCCGGCTGCCGGGTTGCGGGGGAGAACACCCAGTTCATGATCCACGCAGTTGAGGTGGCCTCCCCTTACGCCACCCACCAAGACCTCTCCGGGCTTGCAGACTGCACCAAGAACCTCCAGAGCCGCTATTGTCAGTTCCTAGCGGACAGGACTTCGATGCCCAAAGCGCACTGGAGCAGGCTTATGCGGGCTGGGAAGGACGTCTTCTTCGACGCAGAGCAGGCGCTGGCTTGGGGAATGATCGACGAGATCGTACCGCAGAAAGCCTAGACACAAAGAAGCCCCGGTCAGCACGCTGACCGGGGCTTCTTTACTTCGAGGGGTAAGCCCTACAGGGGCCTGCGGCTCACGATGTTGCCGGTGCGAGCGTCAATCTTAATCTCCTCGCCAGGGCAGTGCATGGAGAAGTTGCCCGCGCCCTGCACCTTGCCGATCTGGCCGGGGGCGTAGACGTTACGCAAGGTGATGCGCTTGGACTTGATGGTGGGGTCGTCCACATAGGAGTCCACCTTGAGGCACGCCTTGCCGCGAGAGTTATCGCGGACGATGAACACGCAGTCGGTGATCACCAAATCCTCGAAGGACCGCAGAGAAAGGATGCTGCGATCCGGGGTCGTGTAGTCGTAGAGGTTGTTGGTCAGCTCGATGAGCTTCGTCTGGCAACCGCCGGTCCATGTGCTGCCGTCTTCCCAGCTACCAGCCGTGACGACCATCGCCCCGGTGGAGTGGTAGTCCCCGAAGTAGTCGTTGTTCGGCTGGTCCCAGTTGGCGACGAACGAAGAGTTCGAGACCTTGAAGGTGCCGGGGTAATCGACGTTGCCGCAGGTGAAGTACGTCAGGGAGAAGGACCCCCGACCGGCGAACCTACCGCAGTCGATCATGTGGCAGTCGTCTACGATATATACGGGATCCTGCGAGTACGAGTGGTTATTCTTGTAAGCACTCCCCTTAGCGACCGGACGGTGGGCATATTGCAGACCTTGAGCCCCCACGTTCACGAAGGTTGAGCGGCGGACCGTGGAGCCCTCCTGCGGCGAGATGTACAAGCCGTGCTCCTTCATGAACGCGAAGTCGCAGTCCTCCACAAGCCGCTCAGGGACGTAGTGCTCGCGAGCACCCCAGAGGTTCTTGGTGGCCCAGACGTCCTCAACGGCACTGCGGCACTCGATGTTGCGCCAAACGTAATTGCCGGGGCGAGGAGCCGTGTCAACGTGCATATTGCTGTGCCACTGCGAAGTCGTGGTCCCCGTCAGGTCCTCCTTGATCAGATCGCCCTGGGTCCACTGTCCGCGCCTAATGTCGCCGACGGTGCCGTTCGTCCGACCAGTACGGCTGGCGAGCATATCCGGCGCACGCCACAGCTTGTTCTCGGAAGAGCTTTTGTCCGCGCGGTCAAGGGCGCGGTACTCACTGGGCTCCGGGTCGGGACCGGGACCGGGACCGGGGGGCTGAGGGTTGCTTGTCACAACCGAGAAGGTAGCCGACCACGGCGATGCCTTCGGCTCTTCGACGCCTCCGGCATTAGCGCGGTTGAATCCACGGATTCGGTACTGCTGGGGTCCAACCTGAGGCGGCGAGTCCAAGAAAGACTCCTGGGCATTTTGAGCCAGATTCGTCCATCCGCCATTCGAGGCGCGTTGAACTTCGACGCCGGGGGTCTCGGCGGGCAGCGGGAAGTCCCAAGTCAGGTAGACTTCTTGGTCCGACGCCACGACGGAGATATTGGACGGGAGGACGGGGCGGGGGTTCGGCGGAGGAGCTAGGGATTGCAGCGCGGAATCGACAATTTCGATTGCCGACATAACATCGGCTTGGCAGTCTGCCAGCGAAGCGGAACTGAGAAGAAGCGCGTCCTTAGAGGCCAGTAAGGCACGGGTGGGATTAGTCATCTGTACATTGTAACCGCTATATGGGCATTTATATTAGGAATTATCTAAATTCCCCAACCTTTGCTGCAATTAATTTAGGAATCTGTGGTATACTAATTGCATAAGTCCGCCCGCGTCCCCGAGGGACAGCAGGTAGGCACCCCGCCGCGTAGGCGCTCCCGAGGAGCCCTAAGCCCGGCCCCGATGGGCCGGTACGATCTTTCCTTTAGCGGGGGGCAGGTGTGCGCTCGCTTTTCGCTGGAGCCAACCTCACAACTGCTGGGTGTGTTACCCGGTAGTACTCCTTTCGCCTGGAGTGCCCCGCAGTGGGGCTCGATGTCCGGGCACCCACTTTGTCTGCGCTTAGGCGCGAACCACTTCAGATGCCCCACCAGCGGCGACAAGCTGGATAGCTATGGCTAACGCACTCGATATTATTGTCCCCCAGATTCTCGCGCAGGGCCTCGCCGTCCTCCGCGAGAACATTGTCATGCCGTTCCTCGTGAACCGTGGCTACTCCTCCGAGGCCGCGCAGCGTGGCGACACCGTGACGATCCCGGTGCCCAGCGCGATGACGGCTGAGGACGTCACCACTGGAATGATCAAGGACATGGTCGCGCCGCAGGACGTCACGCCCTCCAGCGTGACGATCCCGATGGACCAGTGGAAGAAGGCCGACTTCGCGATGACCGACAAGGACCTTGTCGAGATCCAAGAGGGCTACCTTCCGCTCCAGGCCGAGTCCGCCGTCAAGGCCCTCGCCAACAAGGTCGATCAGGACCTCCTTGGCATGATCACCGGCCTCTACGGCTTCTCCGGCACCCTTGGCGCGGACGAGGGTTTCAAAACCATCGCGGACGTCGTCAACGCCCGTAAGGTGCTCAACGAGCAGCTTGCTCCCATGGACCCGCGCTACCTCGTCGTCGGTCCCCAGGGCGAGGCCGAGATGCTCTCCATCCAGGCGTTCCACGACGCCAGCTTCGGCGTCGGCGGTGAGGCGATCCTTGAGGGTCGTCTGACCCGCCGCCTTGGCTTCGGCATCGCCATGGACCAGAACGTCGGCACGATCACGCAGGCCGCCGGTCCCGTGGACGTCACTGTCAACTTCGACGAGTCTGCCTCCTCGAAGACCGTCAGCGCCGCTGCCGGTTCTTCCGATTTCGCGATCGGTGCGCTGGTTGACATCGCCACGATCTCCGGCAACTTCGTTATCACCTCGGTGACCGGCACGGGGGCCAGCGCCGTTTACGGCATCGAGCCCGCGCTCCCGGCTGGCGCGGTCGGCGGCCCGGTTGCCATGACTGACGCCGCAGGCGTCGAGGCTGGCGAGGCTTACGAGGCCAACATGGCGTTCCACCGCGACTTCGCGGCGTTCGTGACCCGCCCCCTCGCCGCTGGCGCTGAGGGTCTTGGCACCGTCGTCCGGTCGATCAGCGACCCCGAGTCGCGCCTGACGCTCCGCCTGGAGATCAGCCGTGAGAACAAGCAGACCCGCTGGTGCTGGGACATCCTTTACGGATTCGCCCTCATCCGCCGCGAGCTTGGTTGCCGCGTCGGCGGCTCCGACCTCACCGTCTGATCTAGCCTGATCTGAAGCCCCGCCCGGCAGTAGCTGGGCGGGGCTATATCCTGCCTATGTGAGCAATGTTCAACCTGCCCATGGAATTCTATATTGAATTGATTTCGGTCCTAGTGGCCGGTGTGGGCGCTGTGGGGATTTCCACTAGGAAGATACTTGTAGCTCTTAGGCGTAATTGGGACCAGACGCAACCCAATGGCGGGGGGTCTCTGCGAGACTCCATCAACCGAATCGAAGCCAGCGTCTCTGAGGTGAGAGCCCTCAACCGGGGATACCTCAACCTCACAGGAGGTGGTATCTTCACAGCCGACGCCGACGGCTCCTGCGCTTGGGTTTCCCGAGAGTGGAGCAAGCTCACTGGGGTCGATCATGATGCCGCTCGCGGAGGCGGGTGGCTAGCCGGTGTTGCCGACGTACACCGAATGCGAGTCCACGATGAGTGGTCTATGTTCGTCGGAAGTCGAGGCGCGATTGAATTCGACAGCCTTTTTAGTACAGCGACTGGCGAGGAGGTCCGGGGACGGGCCGTGCCAGTCGAGGCAGATTGTGGTACTGACGGAGAGTGTATCTCCGGCTACTTCGGCCAATTCCGCCCCTTGCAGGGCGACAGAGCAACGGACCCTATCACTGGGGCTTCGTAGCAGGGGGGATCGGCCTACGCCGGTCGGGGAGGGCTTGGTAGCCCTCCCCATTTCTCCCCTCAACCCAACAAAACCCCCTTTACTACCATGAACGAATTCTTCTTCTCTGGCGGTTCGATTACGAACAGCCCTCGTCGGCAAATGGCGACTACAGCCGTTGATCGCAGCAAGCTCAAGCCGTCGATGTACGTTGAGCGCAAAGCGGATGGGCAGCACCTTTTCATTGAAAAGGACAAGTTCCATGAAGCCCTCCATATCAAGCTCATCGCTCCCGAAGAGGCGAGGACTCTGACCATCACAACTCCGCAGGGTACGTCTAACGTAGCCATGTCGCACTCCTACCTTGAGCGCCTAGACGACGAGTCCTTCCGGGGACTGGAGATCGTTAAGTACGTTCCCGGCGCTAACTGCATGGATCGTGCAGCGGTCACCCGCGGCGTGCTTCATATTCTCGGCCACACCGAGGATATCGTCAGGACTATGACCGTCGCCGATAAAGAGGCCATTCTCATGAAGGAGTGGGAGCAGCGCATGGAGGAGCAGAAATCGGAGCCTGCCGCTGCTGCTAAGAAGCCCGCGGTTGAGCCGAAGAAGCCCGCCGCTAAGAAACCCGCACCCTCCAAGTCTGAGGACTGAGCATGGCGGCACTTGACGCGACAATCGCAGGCACTTCTGCCAATAGCTACGTTACTGTCGAGCGGGCTACAGAGATCCTTACGGATTCGCGGCTTCGCGTCAGCGCCTGGACCGACGCGCCCAACGGCGAGGACGATCAAGAGGCCGCTCTTCAATGGGCGACCTATCTGATCGACACCTACTTCGTGTTCGAGGGCAATCGGCGCAACCCTAGCGGGGATGACAGGCAGGCCCTCTCTTGGCCTCGGTACTCCGCTTACGACGTTGACGAGGTTCTCATCCCTTACGACGAGATCCCGTACCGCGTCGAGTGGGCGACCGCTGAACTGGCCCTGGAACTCCTGACTCGCGACCGCTCCGCGGAGCCCGGCCTACTGGGCTTGGGTTTCCGCGAGGCTCGCGTCGGCTCCCTGATGGTCAAGGTCGATCCTCAGGAAAAGCCGGACCTTGTGCCGGACAGCATCAACGCCATCCTATACCCCATCGGGACGCCGTCAGCGGCGGCCTCGATGGGCAAGGGCACCTACAGTGCTAGGGTCAATAGAACCTGATGGGTAACCTCGACGCAGCATTCGGGAATCTTGTCCCGTCCCTTCTGGGAGTATTCTCGGACACCAAGGCGGTGTTCACGAGAAGCTCGTCTGCGTTCGATCCCGCGAATGACACCAACGTCATCACCACGCTGACCGCCAGCGTGCTGACCAGCCCCCCGGAGGGCTTCGCCCTCCAGCTTATCAACGGCCAGTCGATTCAGTCCGGAGACCGGCGGATCACCACCACCGTGGAGTACGGCGACCTCCAAGAGCCCCGTATCGGCGATGAGGTGGTCCGAGGGTCTATGGTCGGAACTGTGATCGCAATCAGCCCAGTGAACTCTGGGGACGCCGTGGTGGCCTATGAGCTTCAGGTTAGGACTCCCTGATGGTTCAGGTAAACCGACGCTTCAGCAGGAAGATTGAAGACTTCTCCAACAGGGTGCTCTTCCGCCTAGACGACACCGTGCAGGAGAGTATGTACCAAGCTGGCGTTCTGGCGCAGAAGCTGTCCCCTGTCAGGACCGGAGCCTTCCGAGACTCTTGGCGTATCGCTCAGGGTAGCCCGGACACCAGCACCTCTCCCGGAACCATCAGCCTAAAGGCGGCCCGCGCCGCCGTGGCCGGGGGCCAAGCCAAGAGCTTCGGGGAGTCGGTCACGGGCGTCACAAGCCCCTCCGTGGGAACCGACGCCGCCCTCAGGAGCGGGGCCGACGGTGTCCGGGTCGGCGGAGTGGCCTACCTGTCCAACAGCGTCGAGTACGCCGATATCATCGAGCTTGGCAGCAGTGATTACGGCAGGCCCGGACTGTTCATCACCAAGCGTGTCCTTCAGGCCCTTCCTGACATCATTGCGGCTGCCGCAGTGCGAGCCGCGAGGATCTCCTGATGGCGATGGTCAACGTAAGGGACGTACTTCTGGCGATTCGCCGAAGGTTCCTGACGATCCCTGGACTGCCCTCGGCCATCCAGTACGACGGGCAGACGCTACAAGGCGGGCTCCCGTCCGATAGCATATCCGTCATCGAGACGCTACTTCCTACAGATCAACAGAGTATCGCATTTGGAACCTCGCAGGCGCTTGGTCTTATGCTTTACGAAGTTGTGGCACCTGCGAGCAGACCCGATTTAGTTAATGAAGCTTATTCAGTAGCTCATGCTATAATTGGGAAGTTCGAGAATGGCATCACTTTTGAGGACACCGATGGTGTCCGGGTGCAGGTCGTTCGCGCCGAAACTGTCAATACGGGCCGTCGTAGTGGTGACGAGTCCGACCTCTATTTCGTCCCAGCGATTGTCTCTTGGCGGTCGTTCTCAACCTTAGACTTCTAAAATGGCTACTCAATCCGGAGCGACGGTTTCCGTCCACCTTTCTGCCCCTGACACCAACCCCGACACCATCGCGGACTACCAGCCTCAGCGCCTCACGGACCGCAACGGCCCCTCTCTCGAGGTTGGCGAGCTTACCTCGAACGAGGTCTCGGCCAACCGCCAAGAGACGTCCATCCGCTCCGGCTTCCAGCAGGTCACGGGTCAGGTCGGCTTCGAGCTTTCCCACCTCGCGCAGGACCGCCTGATCGAGCTTGCGACCGCCGAAGAGTTCGTCGCGAACGAGACCATGTCGGGGAGCGTCTCCGAAGACCTGACGGTGGTTGTTGGCAACGACTTGGTCTACACCTCCGCCACCAACAAGCTTGATCTTGTGCAGGCGGGTGCGACCTTCGACACCTCTTTCGCTGCGGACGACGTCGTCTCTTTCAGTATCTCCGGAGCCTCTGGCGCGTTCACGGGGACCGGACTGGTCCTCTCAGCAGGTCTCGCCCCCACGACCATCAGCATCACCGTTCTCAGCGGCGGTCTCCTCGATGAGGCCGATCTCGCGGAGCAAGACTTCAACGCCGAGGGAAGCGTGATCACTTCCGTCGTCGATGGGGTCGCCGCCGTTGGCGCCGTCGCTGCGTACTACGATATCGACACTCCGGTCGCCGGAGACGTCGGCACGGTGGGGGTCTTCACCGCTGCTGACACCACGGGGGCTATTCACAAGTTCGTCGGGCGCATCGGCACCAAGAGTGTTGCCGGTGACACCCTGTTCGTGATGGTCGAGATCTCCGGAAGCCTTACGGTGGAGACCGGCCAGACCGTCGTCTCCCTTGGCGGGGAGCTTATGAGCCGCGTCCGGAAGGACGAGATGCTCTACTCGGCGATCCGCAAGGGTTACCCGGAAGCCGCGAATGGCGGTGGCCTTGAGCAGGTCTTCTCCGGCTGCACGGTGAACAACCTTTCGCTGTCGATCCAGCCTGGATCACTGGTCACCGGCACCGCGGACATCCTCGGCATCTCGGCTGGTGCCATGGAGGCTTCATACACCGCACAAGACTCCGGCAACCCCGGCGCAGCCAGCACCGCCTACTCGCCCTTCGCATCCTGCGTCGGCATCGAGGACGGCCCCAACGCGGTCGTCTCCGGTCTGGACTTCACGATCAACAACAACCGTGAGACGGTCCCGCTGCTCTGCTCGGCCTTCGCCAACGACGTCTACGAAGGTGTCGCCAACGTCTCCGGAACGGCTACCCTGCTCTTCGAGAACGAGCTTGAGTACAACCGCTTCGCTGACGAGGAAGAGACGACCCTTACGGTCGCTCTGAAGTCCGTGGCTGGTAGCAGCGACGACATGATGATCGTCCACTTCCCGCGAGTCCGCTACACGCAGCCCTCCTTCGAGGTTCCTGCCAACGGCCCCGTGGTCCTCACCCTGAACTTCCGCTCGCTTGAGTCCGACTACCCCGGCGCCCCCGCGGTGCCGTGCTCCGCAGTCATCATCAAGACGGCCTGATCCTAGGAGGAACTAAGACATGGTTACACAATCTGGAGCGACCGTTACGGTCGCCATTAGCCCTCCCTCGACGTTGCTCGCTACCGTCGATAAGGACAGCGTGCAGGATCTGATCGACGGGACCGAACTGACTACTGTCGAGCGCACGGACGCCCCCGACACTTGGGTCCTGGTCGGGCCTGCGGACACCTTCTCTGCCGACTTCCAGGCCTCAGGAACCGAAGTCTGGGCTTCTCTGGTCGTGTCTGCGGTTACTTACGAGTTCCGCGGCACCGTCCAGACAGGCGCGACGGGCACCGAAGTCACCTTGGAGAACATTGTTTGGATCACGGCCGACCCGGAGAACACTCAGGCCGCCGTCGCCCCCGAAGCGGGCAGCGTGTACGGCCTCTATGTCGGAGCGTTCTCTGCTATGCGCCTGACGGACCGTAACGGACCGTCTCTGGACGTTGGCGAGCTTACCTCGAACGAGGTGTCCGCTAACCGACAGGAGACCTCCATCCGGTCAGGATTCCAGCAGGTTACGGGTCAGATTGGCTTCGAGCTTTCGTACCTGTCGCAGGACGAACTTATCGAGCTTGCTACGGCGGACCCGTTCACGGACCTGACCGCGGCGACTGGGAACGCTGGCAACGGCTCTGCTATCTATACGGCTTCCAGCAAGACGTTCTCCGGCCTCACCGCTCAGGACGCAGAGGATGTTGGGCAGTACTTCCTGTGCTACTTCGATAGCAGCTTCTCGTTCATCGGTCTTCTTGAGACGACGACGAGTGTGAAGGTCGTGCAGCACCTTCAAGGTGAGGAGCCCGAAGGTAACCTGGCTGCTACTGCCGTTACCTCGCTTACCATCGAGGGCATGGAGATCTCGATGGTTCGCAAGGCCCCCATGCGGTACTCGACCATCGTCAAGGACTACCCCGAGATCTCTGCCGCTCAGGCGTTCGGAGGTTGCACCGTCAACAACCTGTCGATGTCGGTTCAGCCGGGATCGCTCGTGACGGGCACCGCGGACATCCTCGGTATCCAGGCCAAGCGTATGCAGGGCCAAGGCGAGACTCCGGGTCGGTTCAACTACGGCGAGGACGGCGACTTCAGAAACGATGTCGCGGGTAACGTCGGTTCCCTTGCAGGAACCACCGCCTACTCCCCGTTCTCGTCTTGCGTGGCGATTGACAATGTCGGCACGGGAGTCGTGTCCGGCTTTGACTTCACCATCAACAACAACCGAGAGACCATCCCTCTGCTTTGCTCCGCGTTCGCGGACAACGTGTACGAGGGTGTGGCGAACGTGTCTGGTACGATGACCCTCCTCTTCGAGGATGAGGGCGAGTACAACAAGTTCGCAAACGAGACTGAGTCTTCCGTGCTCATCACCCTTTCGGGCGGTGCCGCTGACGGCACGGACGCCATGTTCTTCTACTTCCCGCGAGTCCGGTACACTCAGCCCTCCTTCGAGGTTCCTGCCAACGGCCCCGTGGTTCTGACTCTTAACTTCCGGTCGCTGGAGGCTGACTACGGTCAGGCTGGCGATCTCGTGAAGACTTCCTGCGTCATCGGACGCGCCTGATCTAGCTAGGCTAGGTCGATCCCCACCAAACCTCTTTTAGACCCCCAAATACCATGGACCTTTCTTCACTCGATACCGCAACGAACTCCGCCGTCATGGAAGTGCGCCACCCCGTCACCGGGGAGCCGCTCATGACTGAGGACGACCAGCCCATCACCATCACCCTCCGCTCTGCCGACTCGGACGAGTACGAGACCGCGATGCACGATGCCCAGCGTAGCGCCGCCCGCGCCGCCGCCCAGACGGACGGCATTGCGGATCCGGCTGGCACCACCAAGCGTGCTATCGCCGTTCTCGTGCGCTGCATCGTTGGCTGGGAGAACATCATCGTTGACGGCGAGGAGCTTTCCTACTCCCGCTCGAACGCTGGCACTCTGATGACCAAGGTTCGCTTCATCCGCGAGCAGGTCAGCAAGTTCATCTCCAACCGGGCAAACTTCCTGGAGGATGCCAAGGGGGAATCCTGAAGGCTCTGATCGAACTCTCGGAGGGTCTTCACAAGAGATCCTCCGGGGGCGATTCGGGGCCTACTGAGAGCCAACTGCGACTGCTGGCGAAAGCCAAGGGGCTTGACCCCGACGAGTACGTTGCGGAACACATGGGGAGTATCGAACTCCCTCACGCCTACCGATACCTCTGGAGCGTCTATCGTAACCTGTCCAACAGGCGCTCTTACTCAGACGGGAACCCGCTGGCGATCTCCTTCTGCGAGATCGAAAGCTACTCACGATTGACCAAGACTCCCTTGGATTCTTGGGAGGTCGCAATCATTACAGCCCTCGACGATCATGAGCGTGGTCTCATGTACGAGGATATCCGTAAGCGGCAAAACAAAGGCAAGCTGAAGCGATGACTACCATCACAAATAAGGAATCCATCTGATGGTAGATGTTGCCGTACTCCAACTGCAGGTCGATAGCCAGCCAGTTCTGACAGCCGCTCAGAACCTGGCTGCGCTCAGTACTGCTGCCCGCCGGACGGAAGCGGTGCTTGAGGATGTTGGCTCTAAAAAGCCCTTCTCCGGCTTCAACGCTGCGGACGCCAAGAAGTCCTTCGAGTCTGTAATCGGCGTGGTGAACTCCTTCTCCGGTGAACTGAAGGAGGCGGCGACAGACTTCGCGGGGTTCGGGACTTCCGTCAACGACATCGGAAAGAACCTTGGATCCTTCGGGGATTCGTTCACAAAGCTGGGCGACGGTCTAACCAAGATCACCCAAGCCGGTGGCACCAAGTCCCTAGGTAAGGTCGTGGGAGCGATCAAGCAGATCGAGACCGCCTCGACTGCTGCCGAGGGTCCTGTGACTAAGATCGCAGATGCAATGGGTAGGCTACGGGATGCCTCGAGCGGCATCTCGTCTAGCGGCAACTCCTTCAAGACCAGCCTTTCCAACCTCGTCCGTCCCGCCGATAGTGCTGCGGGCAAGTTGGAGCGGGCCGCCACCGCGGCTGCCGCGCTGTCCTCTACGATCAAACGTATCGGCAACCAAGGCGGCGGTAACGCTAAGATCCAAAACGTAGGCAAGGTCGCCTCCGAGGCGGGCGAAGCCTTCCGATCCCTGTCCGGTCCGCTCGGCACAGTGGTCGGCGAGCTAGGTGGATTCCAGACCCAGATTGCCACCATTGTCAAGGGCATCGGCGAGAGCGCCACTGGGATCAACGGGGTCAAGACTCAGTTCGAGACCATATCGAACTCTATCGCGCTGCTGGGCGACAAGAGCCGTCTGAACGCAATCATCTCCGTGGCTACCGCCCTGATCGGGTACGGCAAAGCGGCGGGGCGAGCGGTCACTCCCCTGAAGAATCTGGTCGAGTCTACCCGGCAGCTTAGGGAGGCTACCACCGGAATGGCCGGACGGTACACCCGATTCAACACTGCCCTAGATGGGCTGGTTAAGTCTGGAGAGCCTGCGGCTACGAAGGTGAAGGAGCTTGGTGAGGTGGCGAGCGTCACCTTGGGTAAGTTCGAGAAGCTTGAGGAGACCGTCCGTGAGCTTCGGGTCGAGGTTGGCCGATTGCAGGCTCAGACCGGGCGTCGAGGTGGGCTTCGTAAGATTGCCAACGAGGCCGAGGCGGCAGGCAACAGCATTGCGCGGGCTGGGCGTCAGTCTAAGGTCGCTGGCAACTTCCTCCGCCAGTTCGCTACGGGACTCGGCCTCGTGGGCGGCGGCTTCGCGGCTGCGCTAGGGGCGCGTGCGTTCGTCAACACGCTGGCGGACTTCGAGTTCCAAGCCGCCAAGACCGCGGCGGTGGCGATCAAGCTGGGTGGCACCTACAGGGAGGTGGCCGAGCAGACTGAGAACCTCGTGAGGCAGTCTAGGGATCTAGGCGCGACCACCCGGTTCACTGCGGTTGAGGCCGCGGAGGCGCAGTTCTTCCTGGCCCGAGCGGGCTTCGAGGTCAACGAGATCCTCGAGGCCACCCCGGCCACGCTAAACCTTGCGGCGGCTGGCTACATCGACCTCGGTCGGGCCGCAGACATCGCGTCCAACGTGCTCAAGCAGTTCTCCTTGGAGACGTTCCAGCTTGAGGAAGTCACCAACACGCTGGTCTTCACGGCCAACAGCGCAAACACCAGCGTGGAGCAGATGGCTAACGCCCTGTCCTACGCAGGCCCCTTCGCGGCCAGCTTGGGGATCTCGGTTGACGAGGCTTCGGCAGCAATTGGCGCCCTCGGAAACGCGGGCATCCAAGGCTCTCTTGCTGGTACTAACCTTCGAGGCGTGCTCGTCTCGCTGATCAGTCCCAGCAAGACCGCGGGGCAGGCCCTAGACAAGCTTGGTGCTCGTATTGGGGGAACCCGCGACTCGTTCAACGTCGCCACGCAGGGACTCGAGCAGGTGCTGGAAAACCTGGCTGCGGCTGGTGAGTTGACAGACGAACTTGCAGTTGAGTTTGCTCAGATCTTCAACAGGCGTAACGTCTCTGGTGCTTTGGCGCTGACGAAGAACGTCGAGGATCTGCAAGGTATCTTGGCGGGCATCGCGGAGTCGGCAGACCCCGCCCGCGAGGTCGCCGAGGCCGTGGACGATACGCTCACCGGGTCGTTCTTGCGGGCTCGCTCTGCTGCGGCGGAGCTTTCACTGTCGCTAGGTGATCGAGGCGTCGGCTCTGCGCTCCGCAACCTTGTGGAGAATGTTGCCGGTGGGCTTCGAGTCCTAGCGGGCGGAGAATCCTCTCTCAAGTCTCTCAATGAGACCACGCTCAAAACCGCCAAGACGCTCAAGGCTCTGGGCTCTGGTATCGCGGGAGCTATTGGTGCGGGGGCGCTGGTCAGTGCCATCGGCGCACTCTCTGGCGTGGTTTCGGGGATCAGGGCCGTCGCCGTAGCCCTCGGAATTGCTACGGCAGCGGCGAACACCGCCACCGTTTCGTTTACGGCTCTGTCGTTGTCGAACCCTCTGTTCGCTCTAGGCGGATTGGCCTTGGCCGTGGCCGCGTACACCACCGACCTTTTCGGTTTGGCCGAGGCCAACTATGATGCGGCGGATGCGACCGACGCGCTGACTGAAGCGCAGGAGCGGGCGTCACAGGCCACCAAGGATCGCGCCGACCAAGAGGCTCGTGCTATCGCGGCTGTCGGCGGGTTTACCCGCGTGGGTCGGCTCATTGACGTCGAAGCCGACGAGAAGGCTATCGCCTCCGAGATCAGTGCGCTACAGAGGGGCATTGAGCTTCTGAAGACCGAGGCCCAGGCTAGCGGCGAGGGCTTCACTCTTTCGCTTCTCAAGGGTCTTAGCAGTGAGGAGGCCGAAGCTACACTCGACGCCCTGACCGCTAAGATCGCGGATACCGGAGGGAGGAAGGCCGCGATTGAATTCGGCAAGATTACTGACGAGTTCCTTGAGCTTGCGAGAGCAGCCGAGTCGTCGGTGCCCACTACGACCGCAGATCAGATCGCAGAGAGCTTCATCAGAGCCTCAGATGAGGGTAGAAGCCTCCTTACTGTCCTCCGCGAGCTAGCTTTCGAGTCAGGAGAGGGGCTCACCCCTAGAGGCGTAAGCTTTAAGCGACAGGGGCTCACTAGTCGAGGAGAGGATGCCAGTCTGCGGAACGTGCCGGTAAGTCGCCGGGGCTCTACGGATCTGAACCCTTTCTTTGCGTCACTGGAGGAGCCCATTGCGGATTTTGGGCGCGTGAAGCAGGAGCTTACTGCGACACTCAATACTCGATTCGACGAGCTAATCCCAGAGCCCTCCCCTGAGGTTCAACGAAAGTTCACCGAAGCGTTAATCGCTAACTTCGACCTCAACGAAGCTAGGCAGCGGATACTTAACGACGAAGAGGGCCTAGGGCTAAAAAGAGATATCCAGCAAGCCGTCAACGAGCTTGCCGACATTGAACTACGGGTCCAATCCAAGAAGGATGAGGTTCGGAGGGCCGGTGGTTCCGGCAGACTCGCAGCAAGCGACCCGCTGATTGCTGAAAGGCAGCAAGCCGTCAACCGCGTGGTGGGCATTCGGTTTGAGCTGGAGTCACGCGCGAACTTTGAGAACACTGTTGAAGAGGCGGTCTCCGGATTCACGGAACAACTCGCTGAAGAGCGCGTGTTCGACACCCTAGGGTCGGAGATTGCCGCTGGGGTCCTGGCCCCGCTGGAACAGGCTCTGGGGTCTGCCGAGACATCGCTGAGAACGTTCTTGGCTGACCAAGAGGCCAGACTTCGCAAGTCTAGGCTTGGGTCGGAGCTTGAGGGTCAGGTTGCCTTTTTCAATAAGGATACCTTGGCCGAATCCCAGCAGCAAGCCGAGGCGGAGGCTACCCTCCAAGGCAAGGTGGGTATCGAGCTTGAGATTGCCAAGGAGCGCATCCGCCTCCAAAAGGAACTGAACAAGCTCGTAACTGATTTCGTCGAGGAGGGCTTGAGCGAGGAGGAGGCCAAGGCCAAAGCCGTACTTAGTGTTGAAGTTGAGGCCAACCTAGAGGAGCGCCTCCGCACTGGACTGATCCGCGAGCGGGCGCTTGCCGTCGAGAAGGAGCAGAAGGTTGCCGACAACATCATCGGTCGCGCAACGCAGCGGCTGGCGCTGGATGAGGCGCAAGCTGTCCTTCGGCGGAAGATCCTTGGGCTCACCGAGGAGGACTCTCGCGCCGCGCGTGTCGAGGCGCAGGTCCGGCGAGAGCTTCTCAAAACTAACATCCAGGATGCTGCGGTTAGGGCGAAGGCCACCGAAGAGCTTACTGACCTCTTCAATAGAATTGAGCAAAGCAGGGAGGTGGGGCTCTTCATCAAGATCGAAGAGGACACCGTCGATGAGATCCAAAAGACTAGGGATAAGATCCTTGATCTCAAATCGGCAACGGAAGACCTGTCCGCAGCCGAAAAGGCCCGTCAGCTTATTGAGCGTCAAGGCATTGAGGTCACTCAGGAGCGCGTGGCCGAGCTTGCCAACCTCATCGCGCAGCTTCGAGACGCACAGGCGGACCTCCGCACGCAAGAGCGCAGTCAATTCATCGAGGGGCTTCGCGTAGAGAACGAGGAGCTTGCGGCACAGCTTTCAGCTATCGGGAGGCTTACCGCCGCCCGAGAGGCTGAGATCATCGCTAAGAAAGAGGGCGGGGACTTCACTGATAAAGAGATCCTCGCTATCAAGCGAGAGATCGAAATCCGGAACAAGCTTGAGGCGCAGCTTGAGCAGCGTTCCAAGAAGAAGGCTCGCGAGCGCGAGCTTGAGCGGAAGATCAATGATGCCATTGAGTCCGCACAGCAGGACTTGGCGGCTGGCCTTACGGACGTAGCTTTCGGCGCCCAGAGCGCCAGCGAGGCGTTTGCTGGATTCATTGAGCAGCTTGGTCGAGCGATCCTCCAGGCTCAGATCTTCAAGGCCCTCGGCCCTCTGTTCAAGGAAGGGTCTCTCTTGTCGGATGCTATCGGGGCGGGCGTCCAAGTACCGGGGATCCCCGGTGGGGAGACCGCAGCCGCCACCTCCGAGTTGCCCACGCTGGACACCTCCGAGTTGCCCACGCTGGACACCTCCGAGTTCACCACCGCGCCGATCTACACGGTCGGAGTGGACACTACGCAAGCCTCAGAAGATCTGCAAAGATTCCAAAGCGAGCTTGAGAAGGTCGCGGCCCCTGCTCCGGTAAAGGTTCCGCTGGACACCACTGTCGCAAAGCAGGAGGTTGCTGAACTGGCTGAGGGTGTCGTAGACCTGCCCGCCCCTGAGTTCGAGGTTGGAAGCAGCCTGCAAGCGCAGCTTGACGTCCTCGGTAGTGGCGTGACACTCCCAGTGGAAGTGGATGCCGCCGCTCTGCCGTCGCCAGTGGAGGCCCCCCTCCCTGCTACGCAGGAGATTGCCCGCACCATTGTGGCCGAGGTGCCTCCGCCGCTTCCTGAAACCCAGGATGTGGTCCGCGTGTTGGTCAACGAGCTTCCCCCGCCGCCCACGGTCTACCAAAAGGTTATCCGAGTCTTGGTGGACGGTCCTGAAGGCGCCCCCGCTGCCGGAGGCGCCACCTCTGCCGCGACCTCTGGTGCGACCTCTGCCGCAACCTCTGCCGCGACCTCTGCCGCTACGACGGTAGACACCGCTCGCCTCTCTCAAAGCCTCACGCTTCCTGAGTTTGAGCCGATCACCATTCCGGTAGACTTCGACGTTGACACCTCGAACTTCGAGCTTAGGGGAGTCGCACCGTCGTCCGCCCCGGTGGCTCCCACGCCGCTTCCGCTGCTCCCGCCGGGTGGCAATGCTCCGCTGCTGTCGGCAATTAACCCGCCCTCGCCTCTGGAGGCCACTAGGCAGAACAGACTTTCCGAAATAGCGGCGAGCGGTCCGAACGTCCAAGCTCAGTTCGACAATCTTGGAATCAGCACCGTACCGGAGTTCGAGCCGATTGAACTTGAGTTCGCGCCAATCGAGCCTGCTGCGCTGCCCCAGGTTGGGCTTACGGGTCCCACCCCGCTCCCGCCCGCTCCTGAGCTTCAGTTGTCCAAAGAAGCCTTCTTGGACAATCAGTTTCAGGTGGAAAAGACCATCTCGCCGGACGGTCTGATCCCGCAGGGCGTGCGCGATCCGGGGCTGGGCGTTCTCTCCGCCAAGGAGGGCATCCGAGTGTCCGAGGCTCGTAGAAATCTCAACGAGGCGGGCCTCCCCGACCTAGAAGTTCCTGAGGTCGAGCTTCCTGTCACGCCTGTTGTGCCCTCGCTGGACAGGGACGAGTATCTCAACGATCTATTCGAGAAGTCCGGGGGGGCATTGGGCAAGCCCTTGGAGGTGGAAGTTCCCGAGGTGGACCTTCCTCAGGTGGACCTTCCTCAGGTGGACCTTCCTGTAGAGGCTGTTCCCTCGCTGGGCGCTCTTGAATCCATTGACCTTCCTCAGGTGGACCTTCCTGTAGAGGCTGTTCCCTCGCTGGGCGCTCTCGAGGAAATCGAGCTTCCTCAGGTGGACCTTCCTGTAGAGGCTGTTCCCTCGCTGGGCGCTCTTGAATCCATTGACCTTCCTCAGGTGGACCTTCCTGTAGAGGCTGTTCCCTCGCTGGGCGCTCTCGAGGAAATCGAGCTTCCTGATCTTGATCTTCCTGTAGAGGCTGTTCCCTCGCTGGGCGCTCTCGAGGAAATCGAGCGTCCTGAT